AGCGCAGCCCAACCGACTACGCGCTGGAGTTCGCCGAATACATGGCAAAAGGTGCTGAGCAGTTCATGAAGGCGCTCAACGAAGAGGACGCCTTGCGCCTGCGCCGCGAAGAAAGCGATGACGTGGACGATGACACCATCTACGACGCCGGCACCTCACGCAGCGAAGCGATGCGCGGCCTTCGCTCCGACATCTACGAATTCCGCAAACGCCGCGACCGAACCATCGCAGGGGAGCGCAGCACCTCGGCAGAGCCGACGCACCAGCACGTCAAGAGCGGCGGCAAGTACGTGTACGTCGGGCACGGCAAGCTGCAAACCGACATTCCGCTGGAAGACCTTGAGGTGCTGATCGCCTACCGAGGCGAAGACGGCCGGCTGTGGTTCCGCCCGCCCGCCGAGTTCAACGAACGCTTTCAGCGGCTCGCCACTTGGCCACCAGCACAACCGGGAGCCGATCAATGAGCACCGAACGCGACGAGCAATTCGAGTCATGGTGGGAGCGCGAGGGGCAGTTTTGCCGGGCGGGTGGCGGCGACTACGAGAAGACCTTCGCATACGCAGCGTGGTGCGCCCAATACTCCGCACAAGCACCCCAGCCCTCACAGGCAGCCTCCCCAGTCTCATCCGGCCCAGATGCATTGCAGCACGCGCGCGAGCACAGCTCGGGGCGGGAGGCGCAAGACGATCCGATCGTCGGCCACAAGACGCTTCGTGATGAGCGCGGCTTAACGCGCCATGAGCCGTTGCGCAAGTCCGTAGCCAATGCCTTGCTAGCCGCTGCCGAAGCAGCGCAGGCAAAGCGTGCCTCAGACATGCCAACTGAGCAGGACGCGGCGCGTGCTCTCTGGTCGGCATATCAACGCCTAAAGGAACTTGGATGGCGCGAGACATGCTACGGCCCCACCAACACGAGCGTTCGACTGATCGAGCCTGGGAGCTCTGGCATCCACACCGGCCATCGCAGCGAGCCATGGCCTGAGAAGACATGGTGGATCGAGGATGGCGGCGATCTGTGGCTATCCAACCCATGCCTATTCCGCGAGACGGACGCCACCTCCGGCCAGCAAGGCCGCGAGCAAGCTGCCGCGTCGGGATCGGATGAGCAATAGAGCAGCAGAGGAACGAGGACACACCAATGGACAGCACCCGGAAGATTCTTGAGCAGGCGGTGCATGACGCGCTTGCATCAGAACTCGGCAATAGTGGATGACCCACAAGCACTACACCATGCCGCTCAAGTCGCACGTTCGCGTGCGCGGCCGGCTCGCCGAAATCGCGAAGCACGACAGCACCTCGCCGCACAAGTGCATCGTGCACTGGCTGGAGGGCGAGCCCGACCAGCACGGCAGCATGAGCGCATGGGTAACCATCAAGTCGGTGCGCCCGCTGCAAAAGCTGCGCGTGCGCCCGTGGTACCGAGTGATGAACGACAAGGCGCGGCAGCGCGCGAAAGGGCTGAAATGACCACCTATCGAGTGAACGGAACCGTGACCGTCAGCGCCACGACAGTCGTGGAAGCGGACAGCCCCGAGCAAGCAAAGCAGATTGCAAACGATCGTCAACTGGCTGGGCTGTGCCACATGCCTTTCGACGCTGACGAAGACGAGACGTGGCACCTTGAAACCGACGGCGTGCCCGAAGTCATCGACGTGGACGAAGAGGACTGACCAATGGACACGAGACAGCTACTTGAGCAGGCGAGCCGCCGCCTTCGCGAGATCGCCAACTCTCTACCAAACGTGGCTGACTGCGAAGCGCCACAGGTTGATCTGAACAGGCTTGCGACCGCCATCGACGCCCACCTGAGCCAATCCGCGTGCGCAGGAGACCCCGGCGAGTGCGCGTTCAACGGTGCGTGCATGTACGCCTGCGGCAAGAGCGAGCCCGATGCCGTGCCAGTGGAGAGCCAGCCATGAACTGCAGACCAGGGGATCGAGCGCTGATTGTGGGCTCAATGTGCAATCACGCTAACGTCGGCCGCTGCGTAGTCGTCCACAACCTGCTTGCACCAAACGACCTACCTGAGAATTTTGGCCCCACATGGTGGGTTAGCGCGGTGTCCGGTGACAAGCTGGTACAGACGTGGTCAAACGACACGGTGACAGCGGAGGATGTGATTGTTTGCCTGGATCGTCACCTGTTGCGGCTTCCACCGGAAGACCCGGCCGAGAACTTCCAAACCGATTGCCTTCTTGAGGCAGGAGCAGGCGCATGACCAAGCTTGAACACCTCCAGGACTTCGCATGAGCACCGAACGCGAGCAGTTAACGCAATTCGACTACCTCTTGAACGCAATGCTGCACGCCGGGCAAGAATCGAAGCCGGCCGAGCACGGCTATGCCAACAAGCGCAAGGCGCTCTATGCCTACGTCCGAGACTTGGAAGCCCGCGCCCAGGCCGCAGCACTCCAGGCAGAAGCACCGCGAGAGGCGCCACCGCTGGACGAGCGTCAGTTGCTGAAAGAGTGGGCCGAAGCGGCAGGGGTGGCGATCAACGACACATGGGTTCGCCCGTTCCAAGAGATTCGGACGGAAGACCTTCTGCAGCTTATCCGCGCCGCGCGTGCCGCCCTTCCTGCGCCTGCTGTGCCGACAGTCTCATCCGGCCCAGATGCATTGCAGCATGCGCGCGAGCACAGCTCGGGGCGGGAGGCGGCGCTACAGGCTTGCATCGATGCGCTACAGCAGCGCTTGAATGAGATCGGCGACTACGCGCACGACCGCAGTGCCGGCCCCGCCGCCTGGGACGCACTGTGGGAAGTCAGACGCATGGCATACGAAGGGGTCGACCTCGGCGCCGACTTCGGCCAGCAAGGCCGCGAGCAAGCTGCCGAAGCGTCGGGATCGGATGAGCAAGACCAGGGCGCGGATGTGAAGGAAGAGAAGCAATGAAAGAGCGCCCGATCCTTTTCAGCGCTCCGATGGTGCGCGCCATCCTCGCCGGCACGAAGACGCAGACAAGGCGCGCCTTGCGTGTGCAGCCACCACCCGCGACGTTCCAGGTCAGCACGTGGCATCACCCGAACCCGCGGCCTCACTTCTATGCGTGGGAGCAGCCATCGGGCCTTGAGTCTGTGCAGATTGCCGCAGGCTGGTGCTATCCGTGCCCCTACGGCCAGACCGGCGACCGGCTGTGGGTGCGCGAGACATGGGGCTATGACTGGTACGACGACGGCCAGTCCAAGGCATGGAAGCGGCCTGTGTATCGCGCGGACATTGGCGCGCAGCCGCTTGACAACGGTGAGCCGACGCCGTGGAAGCCAAGCATCCACATGCCCCGCTGTGTAAGCCGCATCACGCTCGCCATCACCGGCGTGCGCGTCGAGCGGTTGCGGGATATCAACGAGGAGGATGCGCAGGCCGAGGGTGCCGAACGGGTCGATCCGGTTTGGCCCATCCCGCACTCGCGCGAGACCTGCAGAGCCTCGCACCGCGCAGGCTTCAGGCAGTTGTGGCAGTCGATCAACGGCGCCGACTCCTGGGACGCCAACCCATGGGTGTGGGTCGTCGAGTTCGAGCAGGCATAGCCCCATGAGCACCCCCTACCTGACCGACGACGAGATCGCCAGCATCTGCGAACCGTTGCAGATGCCTGCGGCACAGCGCCGCTACCTCGCGAGCCTTGGTCTGGTGGTGAAGGCCAAGCCGAACGGCCGGCCGCTGGTCACTCGCGCCGAGTTCGACCGCGTGCTGGTCGGACGCGCCGCAGAGGCAGAGCAAAATGCAGCCGCGCAGCCGAACCGGGCAGCCTGCTATAGCCACGACGGCGAGGGCATGCGAAAAGGCTACGCCGCCTTGCGTGGAATTATCGACGCAGCCATGGCCTCCACTCAGGGAGCAAAGCCATGACCGCCCGCGAAGTTCCAGGCTGGCTCTATACAGCCAGCACCATCGGCTGTCTCTGCTTTGGCATGTGGGTTGGCTACCACGACGCCAGCGAGCGCTCAGCGGCAAGCCTATCCGCCTGTCACGCGCAGATGGCGAACAGCCCCATCGGGCCGACTGTGGTGTTACCGGAGACGCACCATCGAATGCGCCTCGTCTGCTTGAGCGCCGAAGGGTGCGGCAACGTCACTTGGCAGACGGCGGCCGAAGGCGAGGAGTTCAAGGCCTTGGGCGCGGAGGCTGTTCGATGAGCCACCACGACATCATCTGCGCCATCGCCGCGCTCGGCATCCCGGCCGCGTGCTGGCTGTTCGTCGCGCTGTGCAACTGGGCTACGAAGAACGAGGACATCGGGCCATGAGCTTCGGATCCATCTGCGACGCCACCGGCCGGCACCACGCACCTCGCGCTGACTGGGTGTGCTGCACCTGCGGATTCACGGTGCCGCTCGGCGAGCGCTACCTGTGGCCGCACCTGCTCAAGACCGAGGAGGAGCGCACGCAAGCCGCCGAAGTGCGCCGCTCGCTCGCGCAGGCCCTTGCCGAACTGCTGAGCACCGCATAGACTTGCAACCTACCTCACTTGGTCCAGTGAGGTAGGTTGCGAAGCGCCGAAACCACGCAAGGACTTTGCACCCTTGCCGCCCGGTGAAATCCCGGGCCACGAATTCTTCCCTGCCCTGCGAAAAGCAACGGGAACCCGCCCCGGTGGACCGCGAAAGCACCACCGGGGCGCTGCACAGAGTCTCCTCCCTGCACCGTCTCTCAACGTGTGAGGGATTCAACGCCACGGGCTAACCCCCCGTGGCGTTTTTGTTGGTGCAACCTACAATCGGACTCAGCCGTTCGTGCTGGTGCCAGCAGTCACCGAAACAGCGGCAGGGTCAAAAGGTCCGCGGTCTCCACGGGCCTACTCGCACGAAGACGAGGATCGAGTCGGAACGCTTGTTGCAGCACAGGGGCGCGAGCAGGCGTTGTCCACCCGGTTCCTGGCCGGGCTGACTTGGATCGCGGGGCGGGCCCACTTCCGTCAACCACTTCGAGGACACCGCCACCATGCCCACCACCTTCCTCCCCGATCCCACGCCCACCCAGGCAATGCCCGTGGAAGATGCCACGCCGCAGCTGGTCGACACGCGCACGAAAGCGCAGCAGATGCTCGCCGCCGACCCGATCGACATGAGCCGCCTGGCGGCCGTCAGCGCCGCCTACAGCGCCGCGCTCGCCCGCCTGCAGTCGCTCACCATGCTCGCTGACGCTTGCACCGACAGCAAGTCAGCCGCCTTCCTGAGCATCGACGGCGTGGCGGCCAACCCCGTGCGCATCGACTGCGCTGCCGCATCCTCCATCCTGGCCAGCCTGATGGACGAGGCCACCGCGGAGCTCCAGCGGCTCGCCGATGGCATCAACGCAGCCATCAAGGTGTTGCCGTGAGTCCCACGCTCCCCCGCCCCCGCGGCATCCAGCCGCTGCGCCGACTGAACTCCCCGGGCACGCTGTCCATCAGCGCAACAGGCTGCACCGTGCAGGGCGTGCTCGGCTCCGACGATGGCCAGACGTGGCGCCTGCTCGGTCCATCGCTCATGCCACCCCGCCTCACCCGCATCGCCGCCGTGATCCGCTGGATGTGCCACGACATGCAGCGCGAGACCCCCGACCCCCCGCCGCTGACCGAAGAGTCCGCGCCGTTCGACTTCCACCTGCACGTTCCCAAGGCACCATGAGCACCACGCTACGCTACCCCCGCACGCCCGGCCAAATGCCAGAAGCCGGCGACATCCTCGCCCGGCTGACCAGCAGCGATCACCGCGAAGCCCTCATGCACGCAGGACACCGGCAGGAGGAGGCAGCCCATGGGACGGCGTAAGCAAGGAGACGAGCCCGATTGGGAACTCATCCAGCGTGAGTACCGCACCGGGCAACTCACCATCCGCCAGATCGCCAAGGCGACCGGCGTGCAGCCCAGCACCATCAGCCGACGCGCAGCAGCCGAAGGATGGGTTCAAGACAAGCGCGATGAGGTGCGAGCACGCTCCGAGGCAATGCTTCTCAGCAAAGAGAAAGCAACGCCAACGCAACAAGATATCGAAATCGCCGCAACGGTGCGCACGCAGCGCATTCTCGACCACCGGAATGGGCTGGCCGAATTGGCGCTCGCCACCCATGAAGCGCGCAAGAAAATCGCCACTGCGATCCGCAAAGCAACGGACTCGAAAGAGATTGCATTGCTGATGGGCGCGCTCGAGGCCAACGGGCGCACGCACCGCATCGTGATCGACAAGGAACGCGAGGCGTTCAACATCGGGCCGGTGAAGGCAGAAGAAACGCCGCCGGCGGCGCCGACATCGGGCGACCCGCGCGAGCACTATCAGTGGCTCGCCGGCCAGGGCCGCGCATAAGCCCGCAGTCACTGCGGAGTTATGCCGTTTTCTCAATGAAATCAAGGACTTGAGGCGATGGGCGTGCCTGATTGGTGGGACTGGAAGCGGCCGGACTATGACCGAGTGTGGCAGGAGCGCATCGCCAAGCTGGAGGCGCTGCGCAAGGAGCCAGAGCGCATTCCAGCCCTGCTCGACTACTACCGCGATCATTGGACGGATTTTTGTTCTGACTGGATGGTAACTTTTGATCCCCGAGCAGCTGCGATTGGCATGCCCACCACCATGCCGTTCCTGCTCTTCCCCAAGCAAGAGGAGTTCGTGAACTGGGTGCGCGACCGCTACCGGGCCCGCCAGGACGGACTCGTGGAGAAGTCACGGGACATGGGCATCTCGTGGTGCTGCTGCGCCATCGCGGTGTGCATGTTGCTGTTCGAGCGAGGGTCGGTGACGGGCTTCGGCAGCCGCAAGGAAGACCTCGTGGACAAGATCGGCGACCCTGACTCGCTGTTCTGGAAGATCCGCCTCATCATCGACACGCTGCCGGCCGAGTTCCGCCCGAAGGGCTACGACAAGAGCAAGCACGCCCCGCACATGCGCGTGCTCAACCTGCGCAACGAGTCCTCGATTCTTGGCGAGGCCGGCGACAACATCGGGCGCGGTGGTCGGGCGTCGATCTACTTCGTGGACGAGGCGGCGCACGTCGAGCATGCCGAGGCGGTGGACGCCGCGCTGAGCCAGACCGCGAACACGCAGATTCACGTGAGCACGCCCAACGGCGAGGGCAATCCGTTCTGGCAGAAGCGCCACAGCGGGCAGGTGCCGGTGTTCGTGTTCGACTGGCGCGACGACCCGCGCAAGGACGCGGCATGGTACGAACGCCAGAAGCAGCGCATGACACCGGTGGCACTGGCCGCCGAGGTCGACCGCGACTACAGCGCATCAGTGACGAACTCGTTCATCCCGAGCCCCACCGTGACCACGGCCATGGCCCGCGGTCCTGGCGACGTGCTCGCGCATGCAGCGCTGCCGCCCATTCGCATCGGGCTGGACGTCGCACGCTTCGGCGACGACAGGTGCGTGTTCAGCGTGCGGCGCGGCCGGGCTCTGCTCAAGCAAGTGAAGTGGGGCAAGACCGACACGGTGCAGACCGCCTCGCGCGCCAAGGTGCTGATCCAGCAGTGGAGCCGCATGGGCGACATCGACCAGATCGCCGTCGACGTGATCGGACTGGGCGCAGGCGTTGCGGACATGCTGCGTGCGGATTTTGGCGAGGTTGTGGTGGACGTGAACGCTGCCTTGCAGATGGACAACGGCGAGCATTACAATCTGCGCGCGTTCATGTGGGACCAAATGAAAGACTGGCTCAGCACAGCCAGCATCCCGAACGACCAAGAGTTGAGAGTGTCGCTGACGGCAGTGCGCTACGGCTACAAAGGCGGTGCACTGCTGTTGGAGTCGAAGGACGACATGAAGAAGCGGGGGATCAAGTCACCCGACGAAGCGGACAGCCTGGCGCTGACCTTCGCCATTCCGGTGACGAAGCGCAAGGCCAAGCCGATCCCCGGCAATCGTGTCGCCCGGTACGACGTGGACCCTGAGATGGGCCTTTGATGCCGATTGAGCCGAAGCCACTTTCTCCCACGTACAAGAAGCCGATTCGACGCCTCAGTGGCCCCGCCGCCTCTGAAAGCGACCAACAGGACACCACCCCCGCCGCCGCCGAGCCCATGAACGGGCAAGCCGGGCCCGATGACGTTGAGTCGGGCCCGGCTGGTGACGCCGGCGAGTTGACCCCCGAGCAGGCAGCCGAACTCGAGAAGCGCCGCGGTGTCATCGAGTCGCGCATGTGCGACGACATACGCGAGGCCATCGGCGGTCGCACCATGAGCGGCATCGAGGAAGTCTGGCGCGAGTCCGACGACCTCTACAACGGCGTGGATGAGCGCACGGCGCCCGAGTCGACCGTGAAGACGCGCGACCAAGTGCGCGCAGCAGCCGGCGGATCAGCGCGCAGCAAGGTGGTGCTGAACATCACCGCCCCGAAGACCGACACCGGCGTGGCGCGCGTGCAGGAAATGCTCGTGCCCACCGATGACAAGCCCTGGGGCCTGGACCCGTCGCCGGTGCCCGACATCGACAAGGCGGCCGAGGACAGCATCACCGGTCAGCAGGTGCAGCTTGCCGATGGCACGACCGCCGACCGCGCCACGGTGGCGCAGATGGTCAAGGACAAGGCGCGCGAGGCCTGTGAAGAGGAGGCCGACTGGATCGAAGACCGCTTCGTGGAAGGCAAGGTGTATTCCGAGCTGCGCGACGTGATCCAGACCGCCGGCCGGCTGGGCACGGGCGTGCTCAAGGGCCCGACGCCGGTGGAGTTCAAGGACCGCCGCTGGGACTTCGAGGGCACGGGCGATCAGGCCGTGGCCACGCTGCAGATCAAGCAGCGCATCTCGCCGTCGTCGTTCTCGATCAACCCCGAGAACTGCTTTCCCGACCCAGCGTGCGGCGACGACATCCAGCGCGGCAACTACTTCGCCGAGCGCGAGTTCATGACGGCGCGCCTGGTGCGCAAACTGCAGAACCTGCCGGGCTACAACCGCGACGCCATCGCCCAGGCGTTACACGAGGGCCCGATGTCGGCTGCTCAGTGGCGCGCGGGCACCGAGACCTCGCGGCGCAAGGAGGGCGATGCTCGGCGCGACTCGTCGCAGTTCGAGGTCTTCTACTACTACGGGTTCTTGCAGCCCGCCGACATGCTGCTGCTGGGCGTGCCCATCGAGCAGTTCAGCGCCGAAGACCTCGAGCTCGCCGCCATCCCGGTGGTGGCCACGATGCTCAACGGCCGCTGCATCAAGGCGAGCATCAACCCGCTGGAGTCCGGCGAGTTCCCCTACTCGTTCTTCCGCTGGCACAAGGTGAAGGGCCAGCCCTGGGGCCGAGGCATCCCGTGGAAGATGCGCACGGCTCAGAAGGCGCTGACCGCCAGCGTGCGCGCGCTGCTGGAGAACGCGGGCCTGACCGCTGGCCCGCAGATCGCCTTCATCAAGGGTGCGCTGGAGCCGGTGAACGGCCAGTATGAAATCGTCGGCCGCAAGCTGTGGGAGTTCGACGCCACCGACAGCGTGGACGACATCCGCAAGGCCTTCGCGGTGTTCAACATCGAGTCGCGCCAGCAGGAATTGCTCGAGCTCGTGCAGTTCTGGCTGAACATGGCCGACCAGTTGACGAACCTGCCGATGCTGCTGCAAGGCGAGCAGGCCGCGGGCACCTCGCCCGAGACGCTGGGCGGCATGAAGATGCTGGTGAACAACGCGTCGAGCCCGCTGCGCACGATCGCCAAGGCGTTCGATGACGACGTGATCATCGACCACCTGCCGCGCTATCACGAGTGGTACATGGGCGACCCCGAGGTGAAGTCGCCGCTCAAGCGCTTCTGCGACACCCGCGTGCAGGCGCGCGGATCCACGGTGCTGGTGCAGCGCGAGGAAGCCCGCGAGTTCCTGATGATGCTCTTCGCGGTGAAGGACGACCCGGACCTGCGGCTGAACCCGGCCAAGTTCGCCCGCGAGCTCGCCCGCGCCAACGGCTTCCCGATCGACACCATCCAGTACACCGAGGACGAGTGGAAGCAGGAGTTGCAGCGCCGCTCACAGCAGCCGCCGCCGGAAGACCCGCGCATCACCGCCGCGAAGCTGCGCAATGAGGGCATCGCCGCACAGGTGAAGTCCGCCGAGCAACGCACGCAGATGCAGGTCGAGTCCGATCGCGAGAACAACGCCGAAGAGCGCGCGCTGAAAAAGTTCTTGGCGCAGTTCGACCTGCAGATCGAAGAGATGCGCCTGGCTGGCCAGCAGAGCATCAGCCTGTCCGACATCAAGGCCATGCTCGCCGGCAAGGCGATGGACAACCGCATGAAGTCCGAGGAGATGCAGTTGAAGCTCTCGCCGGCCAACCCCATGCACACCGGAATCTGACGCGATGGACGCACCGCTGCCCGTCACGCTCGAAGACCTCAAGACGCCGCTGGCCGACAAGGTGCTGGCCGCGCTTGATGCTCGCCGTGCGCAGTTGCTGGACGAACTCGCGAACCCGAACATCGGCTTCGAGGCCACGCAGGTCATGCGTGGGCGCCTCGCAGAAGCCAAACGATTGGCGGACCTCATCCGAGCTCCGCTGACCGAGCCGCGCCAAGGTGCAGACCTTCGCGCAGCACCCAGTCGCTACAGCGACGACTCTTTCGATTGACCAACCCCATGGACACCCAACCCACCAACGAACAGACCACCCAAGACGAAGCCGCCGAACGTGCGGCGTTCGATGCCGCCTTCAATTCCGAGGACGGCACCGACCGACCGCACAAGCAAGATGCTGACGATGCAGCCGCAGTCGATGCGCCTGCCGACACCAGCGCCGCGCCGAGCCCTGCGCCCGCCGCCGCGCCAGCACCTGCAGCAGCCTCGCCCAGCCCTGCGCCGGCACCCGCCGAAGCAGCGGTGGATCCGTTCGCGTCGCTCCCGCCCCAGGTCAAGGAAGTTCTCGCCTTGGTGCCCGAGATGTCGCACCAGTTGAAGACCTTGAACGGCCGCAATGCCGCCTTGCAACGTGAAGTCGCCGAGCTCCGCGCCCGGTCGGCTGCACCCACGCCGGCGCCCACCCAGGCGCCCGCTGTTGCCGAGCCGGAAGAGTTGCCCGAGGTCCGCGCTGTGCGCGATCAAGGCTTGCCCGAGGTGGCCGATGCGATCAAGGCCGCAGTGCGTGCGCAGTTGAAGGCTCCAGCCCCGCCCAGCGCGGCGCCGGCGGCTCCCGCTGCACCAGCACCAGCGCCGACCGCACAGGCCGAGGCCGACCCGCTCGCCGACGAGGCGGCGGCGCTCGCCGAGATGCACTCCGACTGGGCGCCCACGATGAACAGCCCCGACTTCAAGTTGTGGCTGACCACGCAGGGCGATGGGTACCGCGACAAGGTGATGACCACGCAGAGCGGCACGGTGGTGGCCGCAGCGCTGACCAAGTTCAAGAGCCATCGGGCCGAGCTTGAAGCCAGTGCTCAGCGTGCCATGGAGACGGCAAACAAACGGGCTGCACGCACAGCAGGCTCGGTGACGCATCGATCAGGTGCAGCGCCAGGCGGTGGCCGTGATGCAGCGGATGAAGGACTTGCGGCATTCGAGGCGGCGTTCAAGGACGACCGATAGGGGGCCGCGCACCCAAGGAGTAGACCATGTCTGGTCAAGTGATGAACACCCAGGCCGCACGGATCGGCCGATTCAAGGGCCGCATCCTCAAGCATGCGGTTCCGCAAGAAGTGATCGGCCGCGTTGGCGCAAGCGTCAAGGAGCAGATCCCGAAGAACGTGAGCGAGACGGTGGTCTTCCGCCGCTGGCTGCCGAAGGGCGCCACCTCGAGCACGCCGAACACGTGGAGCGTCGACCCCGCCGCGCACGTGCTGAGCGAAGGCCAAACGCCGGGCGCCGAGAGCGTGACCGCGCAGGACATCACCGCCACTCTGCAAGAGTACGGTGTCCTGTATCGGTTCTCGAATCGCGTGAACGACTGGTACGAAGATGACATTCCCATGGCCATGAAGCGCCTGTGTGGCGAGCGCATGGGCCTGCTGCTGGAGATGATCCGCTACGGTGTGCTCAAGGCCGGCACGAACGTCTACCGCGCCGGCAACGTCGCCTCTCGCTCGAGCATCAACGCTCTGGTGTCGGGCAACCTGCTGCGCAACGTGGCGCGCGGCCTGTCGCTGAACCTGGCGAGCAAGATCACCTCGGTGCTGTCCGCCTCGCCCAACATCGGCACTCAGCCGATAGAGGCGGCGTTCATCGCGGTGTCCTCGACCGACCTCGAGAGCGACTACCGCTCGCAGTTGTCGGGCTTCGTGCACATCAGCGAATACGGCCAGCGCAAGGCGATCCACGAAAACGAACTCGGTTCGTGGGAGCAGTTCCGCTTCGTGACCTCGCCGCACCTGACGCCCTACCTGGCAGCTGGTGCCACGGCGACCGCGAACACGCGCCTGTCCAACGGCGTGCCGAACTCGGCCGGCACCGAAGCGTGCGACGTCTACCCCATCCTCGTGTTGTCCGAGGAGAGCTATGGCGACGTGATGCTGCGCGGCATGGACTCGTTCGACGTCACTGCCATCCCGGCGGGCCAGAAGACGAAGGACGACCCGCTGGGCCAGCGCGGCTACGTGGGCGCCACGACCTACTTCACCGCGGTGCGTTTGAATGAATTGCAAATGGCGGTAATCGAAGTGGCGGCCAGCTCGCTGTAACCAATGACGGATGACGTGGCTGCGGCCCTGCCATCCGGCTCACCGAACTCAGAAAGGAACCTTCTTCATGAAGACCACCCACGAGAACCACAGCCTCGGCTGTGCGGGCCTGGCGATCGGCACCAACGCCGGCTCGTTCAAGACCTCGAACAACGTGCACTTCCAGATTGCTGGCCGCTCGTACTTCAAGGCTGCCACCGACAACCTGACCTTCACGGCAGGCCATACCAACCTGGGCAACAACCAGACGTGCGCCTTCTTCGTGTGGATCGACTCGGCTGGCACCGTGACCACCACGCAATCGGCCATCGTGCCGAGCACGTCGGCGGCCACCGGCTACCAGAAGGGCGCATGGGGCATCCCCATCGACGCCACCAAGGCGCTGGTCGGTGCCATCGTCGTGTCGTGCTCCGCGGCGCAGACCTTCACGGTCGGCACCACGGTGCTGGGCACGGGCAACACCGCGACCTACATCAACCTGGCCGACGACCTCGGCGCCCCGATCACCTACTGATCGGGCTTTCGACGGGTGAGGCCTTCGGGCCTCGCCTCTTTCAGCCTCTCGACCCCAAGGAATCCCCATCATGGCCAACCAGCGAACCCAAACCGCACACGGCGCGCACACCCAGGCGCCCGCCATCATCACCGACATGGGCATGCACGAGATGCACAGCGACGACCTCATGGACGGCGACGAGGGCGTGCTGGACATGATGGTGCCGAACGCCGAGCTGCTGCTGGCCCAACTGCAGACCGACCCCATCACCGAACGCGAGTTCAAGGACACGGTAGCCTACGAGAAGTTCATGAACGATCCGCTCGTGGTGCTGATCCACGAGGACAAGGACAAGAATGCGCCGCCGATGGTGCCGTGTGGCATCAATGGAGACCGCCGCTGGCTGCCGCGCGGCATCAAGATTCGCCTGCAGCGCAAGTTCATCGAGGTGCTGGCGCAGTCGCAAGAAATGCACTTCGAGACCGTCACCAATCCGAACCCGAACGACGACAACGAGCGCATCACGAAGACGCGCACGGCCCAGTCCTACGGCTTCAGCGTCATCAAAGACCCGGACCCGCGCGGCGCGCACTGGCTGCGCCGCGTGATGATGGCCAACCGCCGCCGGGGCTGAGCGTGAACTACCTGCAGCTGTGTCAGCGCGTGATCGAGGAATGCGGCGTGGCCGCGGACGGCGCCGAGGCTGCGACCGTCCTGCCCTCGATCGTGGGCGTCACCGGCGAGCTCAAGCGCATCGTCAACTACGTGGCGCAGGCGTGGACACAGTTGCAGGGAACGAAGAAATGGAACTGGATGTGGGAGCAGCCCACTCTCGCGATGCTCGCCACCACGTCGACGCTGGCCGGCACCATCCCCGAATCGCGCTACGAGGCCGATTCGCTCTACATCCCCGTGGCGGGCCAGGAGGGGCAGTGGCCGCAGTTCATGCCGTGGTTCAAGTTCCGCAAGGTGTTCCCGTTCCGGCCGCCTGGCGCGACGTTCAACGTGTGGTCGGTGGCGCCCAACGGCAGCATCTACACCGACCAAGCGCCCACGGTGGACACGCCGTTCACGGTGGAGCGCTACAAGCTGCCGTCGGTCCTGGCCAACGACACTGACACGCCCGAGATGCCCGCGGACTTGCACATGCTCATCGTCTACATGGCGATGGTGATGTACGCCAACTTCGATGAAGCGGGCGTGCAGCGGGCCACGGCCATCGACCAGATTCGAGACCTTCGGGCGGCGCTGAACTCGCGCTGCCTGCCGAACCTCATGCTGGGCGGCCCGCTCGGCGACGAAGACATGTGACTGGAAGGGAAACCATGAAACTCCAACGCCTCATCCGCCCGCTGCTCGCCGCCGCGCTCGCGCTGTGCGCTGCCGCACCGATCATCGCGCAGACCACCGCCGACTTCGACCGGCCCTACGGCTACCTGCCGCGCCAAGGCGCCAACATCGTCACGCAGAACCTCGCTGCAACGGGCGATGCCACCGCCGGCTCGGCGCTGCAGATCCTCACGAACGGCGCGAGCTCGCTCGGCTTGAGCGTGAAGGGCACGTACACCGGCGCACTCAGCCTGCAGGGCACCATCGACGGGATCAACTGGACGACCGTGGGCGGCACGCCGTTCCTGAACCGCGGCACCAACGCCTCGTCGGCCACGATCACCTCGGGCACCACCGGCTCGTTCCTGGCGAACGTGAACGGCTGGTACAAGGTGCGCATCGTGGCGCTGGGCGCGGTCACTGGCGCGGCCACGGTGGACGCCTTCGGCACGATCGCCGACGGTGCGTCATCGGGCGGTGGCGGTGGTGGCGGCGGCGCATCGACCGTGGCCGATGGTGCGAACGTGGTGGAAGGCACGACCACCGACACGGCCGTGGGCGATGCGAACGGCACGATCAACGCGCACGCCCGGCAGGTGGCCAAGTACGCGCCGCTCATCCAGAGTGACACGTCTCGGCTGACCTCATCGGCGGGCTCGAAGGCGCCTGCTGCTGCGCTGGCCACGACCGCCATCCAGATGGGCGGCACGTACAACGCGAGCGGCGTGACCCTTGCCGACACGCAAGAAGCCGGCATCCAGTTGGACAACAAGGGCCGGCAGTACGTGGTGCAGCCCGACAACGTGACCATCACGACGTCGACCTGCTCGGCGATCAACTGCACGTTGTTCACTGGCGTGAACACGGCGGGCTACGATTCCTTCTACTTCCAGAACACCACCGCCTCGGGCTCGTACACCATCAACCTGCAGGGCTCGGTCGACGGCATCACCTACACCGACTTGAAGTGCCAGGACACCACGGCCACCGGCTCCAACGGAACGGCCTTGACGTCCACCAGCACGGGCGCCGCGCAGATCCAGTGCCGCGCCTCGCCGCTGATCCAGGCCAAGGTGCTGGCCTACACCTCGGGAACCATCACCGCCTCGGCGATGCTCAGCAAGAAATCGTTCCAGCCGCTCGTTGGCATCTACAACGCGGCCTCGCTGAGCGTGAACGCGGGCCAGGCGGCGCACGATGCGGCGGTCTCGGGCAACCCGGTGCGCGTGGGCTGCCGCGGTCGCACCTCCCAGTACGCCACCACCATCGTCAACGACGACACGGTGGACGTGCAGTGCGACCTGAACGGCGCCACGATCACGAAGGCCTACAGCGTGAGCGGGTCCGACTGGACGGCCACGGTGAACCTGACGGACACCACGAGCACGGCGCTGAAAGCCTCTGGCGGCGCGTCGATCAAAAACTATGTGACGTGGTGCACCTTCAGCGGCATCTCGACCACTGTTGCGACGCAAATCAAGATACTCGACAACGCCACCTTGAAGTACCCCTTCAACATGAAGGCGGGGGGCGGCGACTTCCATGTGGTCTTCCCAACCCCGATTCAGGGCACCGCGGCCACCGCCATGAACGTGCAGCTCAGCGGCTCGCCAACGGGCGCGATCGATGTGACCTGCGGCGGCTACCAAGGCCAGTAAACCATGAAGCGTCTGCTGTCCTTCGTTCTCGCCCTCCTGCTGGCCGCGAATGCGCAGGCCGGCGGGATGCTCCTGCGATCCTATGCCTTCGTGGCCGCAGGCGGCGGCGGTGGCGGCGGTGCTGTCGCGGCACCCACGCTCACCGGCAGCCCCACGCTGGTGGCCTCCTGGGACTTCGGCGACAACGCGAAGATCACGCAGGCCGGCGGCAAGATCAGCGCCATCGCACCGTCCGATAGCACGTCCTACACGCTGTCTCAGGCCACCGGCTCGGCCCAGCCCGCGGTCGCAGCGCTCGGCAGCCTGCAGGCCGCGCGCTTCGATGGCGCGCAGCTGCTCAAGGGCGCCACCGGACTCGGCCGCGCCGCATCCGATGTCGTGACGGTCGTGGCGGTGATGGAGACCGCAGGCCTGGGCAACTACGGCACCGTGTTCTCACTGTCGTCAAGCTCGAGCACGACCAGCAACTACGCCCGCCACCGCATGCACCTGAACGGCATGAGCCGCGGGTACATGTACCACCAGGGCGACAACTCGACCAACCAGATTGCGGCCGAGGAAGTCGAGTATTCATGGGGCCGGCACGTCGTCATCGGCGTGGGCGCGGTGAACACCGCCACGCAGCGGATCTACCACGACAGCACGACCAATACCGGGTCGATCACGTCGCAGTTTGGCAGCGTGTCGGGAGGCTTCGTGTCCACCTCAATCGGCGCCGAC